TATGGTAGAACCTAGATTAATTATTGATAATTTTAAAAAATTAGATAAGACTAAAACGGTTGCATGTGCAACAAAATAAGGAGAAAACAATATGAGTGAAGTAAGAGACGCTGAACAATTGGCACAAGACTATACAGCTATGGGTCATTCCGTAGATTTAATCAATGCTATAATTGATGGATCTCAAATGGCAGATGAATCAGCTGAAGATAGACAAAGCACAGTTGACAGAAATGTTGAGCACTTAGAACTAATGGTTGCTAAAGAAGATTGGGGAAATGAAGATATGACTTCCGCTAACTCAGCTATCACTGCAGGTAAAGCATACACAGCTAGCTAGGAGTCTAAGTAATGGCTTTTGGTCTAACAGCATTTGCAGAAGCCCCTTTTTCAGGACAAGGTATAGTTGATGTAGTTGTTAACGTTACAGGAAAACAAAATAATTTTAGTATTGGTAACGTAGTTGTAAATAGCGATTCTTTAGTTAATGTAACCGGTAATAGATTTAATC